CGAAAGGATGTTGAAGAAAAGCTTGGCAGGTCGAATGTATTCAACTAAAGGAGATATATATGCAAAATAAAGCAGGTTACAAAACTACAGAGTTCTGGTTGTCCGTAGTCGCCATGATTATTGGTGCTGTATCAGCCAGCGGTCTCATTCCCGCAGAAGGAGCTTGGCAACAGATTCTAGGGGTAGCCACTACTGCACTTGTTGCACTTGGCTATACTGGGGCAAGGTTGTCCCTCAAGAACAAAGAGTAATAATAGTGTGGTTAGCGATATTTCAAGCACTTGCCTATTTGGTGCAAGCTTGGGTATCCACGTTGGCGGGGAGGGCTGTCCGTGAAGTTAAAGCTTCTGATGGCTCTCCCCCGCCTCTTTATATTCGCAGGGCTTTTAACGACAGGGTGTGCGAGTTTAACCGACTCAAAAAAGGTAGTATTCGTAGATGAGTCTGGTGGGTTTGTTCGTATTGGGCCAAATGTAACTGGTCAAGTTTATGTGTGGGATGGTGAGCATTGGGCATTGAGCCAGAACAAGATAAAGATTCCCGAAGGTTGGTACGCTGGTTCTGTAGGGGCTGACGCTAAAGAAGGGCTTGACAAAGCTCCTCAATCTAGTAAATAAACACTCAAGTTTTGGAAAAGCTTTCCGAAGCCCCGACCCTCTGCGGAGGACAATCGCTGGTGCAACAGATTGATATACCAGAGCGAACAACCAAGAATTGTTGGAGTTCGTTTTGAATCGTGTGATTTAATCGGGCTTCAACACAACAAAAGAAAGGGCTACTAATATGGCTCTAGCTACTAATACTCTCGCTCGTCCGGGTTCTAATCTACCCGCAGGAAGCGATAAAACGGAGCTTTTTCTTAAGAAGTTCGCTGGCGAAGTGCTGACGACTTTTGAGACTGAAGCTTTATTTAAAGACCTCACAACGACCCGCACTATTGAGAACGGCAAATCTGCTCAGTTCCCCGTGGTCGGAACGGCTGTGACCAAATATCATACCCCCGGTGATTCAGTCATCGAAGGGTCAAACTACCTCAACAATATGTCGCACGTTGAGAAGGTTATTACAATCGAAGGATTGCTGACCTCCTCTGTGTTGCTGGCAAACCTTGACGAGGCGATGAACCACTTTGATGTGCGTTCCATCTACTCCAGCGAAATTGGTCGTGCCTTGGCAAAAGCCTTTGATCGGGCTGTTGCACAGACGATTGTTTCCGCTGCTAGACAGGCGAATAACTTCGGAACTAACGGCCCAGACGGAGATTCTGGAACATCCGATACTTTCGCAGCTCTCGCCAATTCAGTTGTAACCTCTAACTCTGGAACAGATGGTGCTGTTCTTGCAGGTGCGGTTCTGACTGGCTTGCGTCGCCTTGATGAACGTGATGTTCCTTCGGATAACCGAATCATCGCTGTTCGTCCTGCTCAGTACTGGCTCCTCGTTGATGCCCTCACAAAGGGTGACTTCAAGGCTCCTTATACTGGTGTGACTGGCGTGTTCGAGCAAGGAAAGGTCGCTATGATCGGTGGTGCAACCATCGTGAAGAGCAACAACATTCCTTCTACGGACTTGTCGGCTGATACCTCGATTCCAGAGCAAGCCTCTGGTGGTTCACGCCGTCTCAACTATGCGAACACTCAAGCGATTGTGTTCCATCCTGCCTCGACTGGTTGCGTTAAGCTCCTAGACGTTGGCGTTGAGAGCGAATACCAGATTGAGCGACAGGCGACCTTGATGGTTGCTAAGTACGCTGTTGGACACGGAGTTCTCCGTCCCGAAGCTGCTTACGAAGTCAAGTCTGCCTAATAATTAGGTACTCTAGGGGCCGTCAGTCAAGCTGTTCACATCCTCGACAAACCAAAGGTTATTGTGTTTCCCTTTGGCGAGTGAAGTGAATTTAAGCTTGGCTGGCGGTCTCTTTTTTGTATAAATTAACCCTATGCCAGTAATTGCCTCCACAGAGCTTGATGCAATCAACACAATGCTGACCACCATTGGTGAGTCTCCTGTCAATAGCATTAGTGCCTCTACCGCCGATACTCGGATTGCTCAACTCATCCTTCAAGAAGTAGATCGTGCAACGCAGATTAAAGGTTGGAATTGGAATACTGAAAAAGAAGTTACCCTTACTCCGAATGTAAGTACAAAAGAAATTACTCTGGGTAACAATGTTGTAAGAATCAGTATTGATAAACGTACTTATACAAACATTGATATTGTCCAAAGAGGCACACGGCTTTACGATAAGAAAAATAAAACATTTTTGTTTGATTCAGCTATTAAAGCTGAAATTGTTTACTTGCTTCCTTTTACAGACCTTCCAGAACAAGCCAGATACTATATTGTAGTTAGGTCTGCTAGGTTGTTTCAACAGAGAATGATTGGTGATTCAACAGGTTCAGCTTTTAGTGCTGAAGAAGAGACAACGGCTCTTATGGCTTTACAAGATTCAGAAGATGAGACAGCAAATCATAATATTTTTGATCAATATGATGTAGCTAAAGTAACTGCCTACAGGCGTTATATAGTTTAATTTATGGCAATAGCAGATGTTAAGGGAGCCTCACGGAGCCTTATTAGGACAAGTGTACCTAATCTTATTTCTGGAGTATCCCAACAAGCCGATTCTTTTAAGCTGACTACACAAGCTTATGAACAGATAAATGCTGTATCTAGCGTTGTAGACGGCTTAATTAAGCGACCCTCTACTTCATTACTTACAGAAATAAACTTTAATCAACCTGCGGGTGTTGCTACTTATCCCTATGGGGCTAGTGGTAATGCTGTATATCCTAAATTAACGCCATTAAAATACTTCACTATTTCTTCTGGTGAGTTTACTGATTACTTTGGAATTGTTTTTAACAACCCAGCAACAAGCGATAAAACCCTTAAAATTTTTGATCTTGCCGGTAATGAAAAAAATGTCCTGTATTACGGCAATAATCAAACAGCTATAAATTCTTATTTTTCTTCTCTTACTACCGAAACTCTTGGTAATAACATTAAGAGCCTTTCAATAGCTGATTACACATTTTTAGTAAATAGTGCTAAAACAACAGCTTTATCTGCTGACCTGTCAACTAAAGCTACCGCTGGCTTTGGCGGTACTCAAGTAAATCAAGGTATGGTTGTTGTTAAAACTGGCTATACTGGCAATAACAGACAAAGACCAAGTGGCGAAATAAGCTGGTCTGTTCAAGTAATAGGAACTAATGATGTTCTTTATGTGCAAGCCTCTGGAACCAGTACAGAGTGGAATCCCGATTCAGCTTCTTTAGGAGGAACACCTTCAGTAATAGCTACTGATATAGCAACTAAATTATCGAATGGTGTCCAGAATAATGCTTGGACTGCAGGAGGAAGAATAGCTTCGTTTGGCTCTAATGTATATATTCAACATTCTTCTTTAGATTTTAAAATCATTGTTAACGACGGCTATGCAGGAACTATTTTTTATAGTGTAAAAGATGACGTACAAAGTTTTTCAGATTTACCCATTATTGCTCCTCACGGCTTTATTGCTAAAATTACTGGTATTCCAGAATCGGATGGAGACGAGTATTATGTAAAGCATGACAGTAATTATACTGGAGCGTTTTTGGTTGGTGGGTCTGCTACCTCTCCTGTAGGCATCTTTGCGGTTAATGAGGGTACTTGGTCGGAAACTGGTGGGCCAAATATTCAATATAAATTAGATTCGGCCACTATGCCTCATGCTATTGTTAAGTTGGACTCGAATAACTTTTTATTTACTCCTTTAAATGGAGCTACTGCAACCTATACGCTTGGCGGGGGTAGTAGCGGAACTAAGGCGTATACTGCTCCTTCTTGGGGAAGCCGAGATTCGGGAGATTTAGAAAGCAATCCGAACCCTAGTTTTATCGGTAAAACAATAAATAATTTATTCTTCTTTAAAAATCGACTTGGGTTTCTGGCTGGAGAATCAGTAATAATGAGCGAAGCTGGGGAGTTTTTTAATTTCTTTAAAGCATCGACAGCACAAGTTTTAGATTCAGACCCTATTGATATTACTTCGTCTACAACTGAAATCGGTACTTTGTACCATGCTGTTCCATTCTATGACAGAGTAGTGCTATTTGCTGATGGTATTCAATTCTCTTTACAATCTGATGGAGAGATGACTACCAGATCAGTTTCTTTACAGCAAAGCACTTCCTTTAATGTTGATGTTACAGCAGAACCAGTCGCTATTGGAAATAAAATTTACTTTTCTTACAGAAAAACAGATTATTCGGGCGTACAAGAGTACTTTATTAACCCTAATACAATCCTATTGGATGGCAACGATATTAGTGCTAATGTCCCTAGTTATCTTAATGGTGGAATAAGTAAATTTGCTGGTTCTGACATATCATCCGTATTGCTCTGCTTGGGGGACACTAAACCACATGAAATAGGCGTTTACAAATTCTTTTATTCTGGGGATGAAAAAGTTCAATCGGCTTGGTCAAAATGGTCGTTTGGTCTCAACAATAATGTAAAGCTGGCTTACATAAAAAGAGACAAAATCTATTTTATTATAGAAAGTGTTGGCTCTTCTGATACAGAGTTATCTATGGTGTCTTTAGATTTAGACACTACTAAAAAGGACGCTATCGGTACTCCGAATATTCAAGCTCTTGTAGATTATAAATCTTCTAATTTTACCTTGTCCTCTACTTTAAGTAACGGAGACGGGACTTTTTCACTTATTACTTTAAATAACAGAACTATTATTCCATTAACTCAAAGCCAAATAAAGATTACAAGCCCCTACAATTCTTATGTTGCTCCTTTTTCTGCCACTACTGGCTTTAATACGCCTACCATACCTAATTATTCTTTCTTATCTACTTCAGATATAACAATTAATAATTTTAAAATAGGTTCTGGATTTTCAGTTAACGGAAATGTTGAGGGTTCTGGATATGAGTATGCTTTAACTCCAATAGGGTCTTTTGCTACTAGTGCGTCTTTAGCGTTGTCTACAAACCAGTTCTTTGAATTTTCTATTACATTAGGTAAATATAAAAGTTTTTATTTAACTAGTATTTCTGACTTGTTGTTAAGCGTTATTGCAACCCCCCCATCTGCAACAGCAACCTTATTTTTTAGTAACAATAATTCAGATTTTTCTCAAATTGGAACACAAAACCTCACTTCATCAAACCCTTCAACAACTTTCAATGCACCTACTGAATTAAAGGGCGGTGCTGAAGAAAAAACTTATTATTTTAGATTAACTTACCATACTTCTGTTAATAGAACTTTTTATGTTGAAAGGGGAGCTAATAACCCGACTATTAATGGTTATCTATTTCCCAGCTATATTAGTGCTTCATCTCTTAATTTTGGAACAACTGGACTGATGTATAACAAAAGTCCTTATCAATTTATAAGTAGTACTGGAGTGGCTTACGATACTTACTATGCAATTTACAACACTTCTGGAGTAGCCGGAGTGCCTGTATCTGGCTCGATTGGGTATTGCTCTAATACTAGATTATTTGTAAAGGCTAATTTAACAGGAGTTACTGGAGTAATTGGTATTCCGTACCCTATGACTTATGAACTAGGCCGACCAATCCTTCGTTCTGCTTCTGGCAAGGGTCAATCGGCGGTAGCTGACGGGAGACTACAGCTTAAGAACGGGATTATGCTGTACGACAACAGCCGATTCTTCCAAGTACTAGTGACCCCTAAATATAGGGATACCTATAATTACACTTATCTTTATAACTTTGTCCCTAATTATTTAGGGGTTGGGCCAACTAATCTTGACTATATGCACATGGAAGATGGAGCTTTTAAATTCCCTGTGTTTTGCCGTACTGATGACGTAAAGGTTAGTATATTAAATGAATCTCCTTATCCGTGTGCTTTGTTGAGTCTTGAGTGGGAGGCTCTGTATAGTGCAAGATCAAAACGTATTGGCTAGTTATTCTAATGGGATTGTTGTCAGAAAGACCTTGTTGCCAGACGTAAAGTATATAGCCCCAAGACTTCGCAAAGCAGACCTTAGAGAACTTAAAGCTAACTCCCCAGCCAAGCCAGATGTTGCTCTAATGACTAGTGTGTGGTTAAGTAACCCTTGTTATACCATTTGCGTATACGGGGAACCTATTGGTTTGTTCGGTTTATGCCCCCAAAAGGATGTAGGAGTTGTGTGGATGATGGGTACTGACAAGGTGTTACAAATAAAACATACCTTTCTAAAGGCTTCTAAAGAGTGGCTTAACTATTTGCTTGAATTAAAGCCAGTTTTATTTAACTTTATACACGAAAAGAACACCATACACATTAAGTGGTTGCGTTGGTTGGGCTTTTCGATTATAAGCAAAAAGGAAGGCTTTGGATTAAACGGAGAAACATTCTACGAGTTTGTAAAGATAAAAAACAATGTGTAACCCAGCTTTAGCCATCGCAGGTGTAGGACTCGCAGTAGGGGTCGCCCAGAGCTATGCCCAGTATCAATCCCAAAGTGACTTTGCTAATCAACAAGCACAAGCCCAAAGCGATGCAATTAGACAGCAACAAGAATATCAAAATAGACTTATTCAATTAGAAGGCGAAAGATTTCAAGCTGAAAGTAATGCTGTAAGGGCTAGACAACTTCAAGAACAACAGGCTCTTGCCAGACAACAGGGACAAGCTTCTAAAGAGTTTAGGTCAGCACAGGCAACCGCTTTGGTGCAGTTTGGAGAAGCAGGTGTTAGTGGTCTTTCCGTTGACGCACTATTAGCTGACTTTACCCGTCAAGAATTAGGATACCAAGAAGGCATTTTGAGGGAACAGCAGAATAAAGATGCGTTTTACAACGAACAACTTCGTCAGAATAGAATGGCTTCTGCCTTTACTATGGCTGAAATGAACAGACCTATTACCTCACAGCCTATTGCTCGTCCTAGTGGTACTGCTCTTGGTCTTGAATTGCTTGGTAAGGGTGTCGGTGCTTATGGGTCTTATCTAAACTATGGTGGTGGCATGAGGCCAGAACGCAGTACCCCAAGGTCGGTACTAGCAATTCCTAGCTAATTTATGGCTGTAGAACTAGTAAATAGGCGGGGTGTAAATGTAGGCAGGTTGCCTTCCCCTAACATCCCTGCTCCTGCTCCAGTTGTCCAAGTAGCAACTCCGAAAGCAACAGCCCCAGCGGAAGCTGTAAGACCAATCAGACCAGAGCAGAGCGAACTAGGACAGATTGCTAATTCTTTAGGCTTCTTTAACGAAAACCTTTTTAGCTTGGGTTCAGTATATACACGAATTTCAAATAAAGAGAATTTAGAGCAGGGTCAGCAAATGGCTATGGAGGACATGGCTAAAGCTAGACAGATCACAAAGCTAGGTTTTAAGAAGGCTTCAGAGCAGGGCTTGATTGACCCCGGAGCCAATCCTTATATGCGTTTGGGTCTTTATGAGACCACGGGAAAGATTGCTGGGCAAGAATATCGTGAAGCCCTTCTTAATCGTAGGGATGAAGTAAACAGCCCTTATTCAAAGATTACTGAAGATCAGCTTATCGCTCAAGAGCGTCAGAAGTTTGCGGAACAGGTTGGAGAGAATTTCTATGCACAGCAGGGCTTTCTTTCTGAAGCTAACCAAGCTGAACAAAGTTTTAAAAACGCTGTTATTGGCGAGAAAGCTAAATTCACTCAAGCCGTAACTGAAGAAAAAGATGCTTTAGCTACAACTAAGATTGTTTCTTCATTGAGCAAAGCAACTACTCCAGAAGATAAAGCCAATGCCTTAAGTAGCTTGCTAGACCTATACAACAACAGGTCGCAATATACCCCTAATGTAAACGCTTTGACAGCTAGGGATGTAGGTAATGCAATTAGGTCTATTGCTAAAGATGACCCAACTAAAGCCCAGCAAGTTTTAGACGAAGTTGCCACTATGGTTATTGCTCGCAGGGATGGGAGTACTGCTTCTTTTGGTGAAATATTGACACCAGTAGTTGATGACCTTCAGAATATTATTGATTCATCCTTGGATAAGGAAGAGCGTAACTGGGAGCGTAATCAGCGTAGGGAGAACTCTAGGGCTGATGTAGCGATTGATTCTAATATCAAAAAGTTTGTGGATTCTGGGGCAAATCTATTAGATGACGCTATTGTTCCTAGTATTGTGGCCGAGGTAATGAAAACTAATCCTAATGCTGATCTGGCTGGTGTTACACAGACAACCAGAGAAAAAATGGCACAGGTTTCTGCTCCAGACCAACAACAAGCAGTTAATTACGCTTACGAGCTGGCAAAAACAAATCCAGAAGAAGCAATTCAGTTTGTTAGCGATGCTGAAGGTAAGACTATTTCTTGGGAGGCTAGTCAACAGCTAAAACAAGCTTTTACAAAATCTAACGACAACTTGCAGTTAATTAACAGCCCAGCTTCTAATTCGTATTATAAGCTTTTGTCTGACGGCTTTAAAACAAATACAATGTTTGATGCTATGTCGGAAGCTGAACAGGAAGTATTTGTTCTTAACTCTAGGGCTGTTTTTGATTCTAATGTGGCTTCCTATATTGAAAGTCTTGACCCAGCGATGCCTAACACAGAAGTCAATAAATTACTACGTCAAGAGCTTCCTAAAATTACAGAGAAAACTAAAAACGATTTGTTTAAGGTTCAGAACCAAAAAACTTTGGAAACACAGGCATATTTAAGCCCCCGCTTAAAAAATGAAATTAAAACTGGTGCTACAGACCCTAAAGTAAACCCAGTAGCCGAGTGGAAACTAGCTTCTCTTGTATTCCCTACTACCAACCCAAACCCCAATGAGATTCTTTTGTCCCGCTGGGGTCGCCTAGAACAGCTACAGAACCAGCTAGATGTAACAGCCCAAGGAACAAAGATTCCAGAGTTTAGGCCAGAACAGGCTTTAAGGGAACAAGGGGAGCTTAAGCAATTCATGGCTACTAAGTCTCAAAACTATTTGACCCAGCTTTCTAAGCTTATCAATGCTGGTGGTGTCGAGGTTGCTGATATGTTTGGAGACGACCGCAATTCAGAATTTTACACCTTTACCCCAGAACAGACGGAAAAGTACAATTCAGACTACCTCAAGATCAAGAGTCGAATGGGCTTCTCGTCTACAGAGCTTTCTAGCGGTGTTACGTCTGATGGCATTAAGTTTGACCCAAAAACCCTGTCTACTGATGGGACGCTGTTCTTCAAGTCTAGTGCTGAAGCCAGAAAAGCCATTGATGACTATAGGAACGCAGTAAGGACTGACGCTAATGGATTCACTACTTTTGAGGGGTCAGCTCAAGGATATTATGTCCAAACTTTGATTGACTTATATGGCTTAAAAGACGAAGCTACTTTAACAAACTTCTTTGCTAATCAAAAACTTAAGCTAGAACTACTAGGAAAATAATCATGGCTCTACCTTCATTTGATGAATTGCCTTCCCTAAACGCCCCCGTACAGCCTATGGGTGCAACAGAGCCTCAAGTACCTATGGCTCCAGCCCCAGATGCGGAAGAGGGTGTTCTAGGCACAGCTAATAGGATTGGAACGGCTTTCTTGCGGGGTGGGGCTAAAGGTATTGGTGAAATCGCTCAAGTAGCCTCTTTTGGTAAGATTGATGACAATTTCTTGAATGTGTTTGGTGAAAGCCAGACTGGAGGCGAGGAGCTTGCTGAAGGCATCGGTAACTTTGCTGTAGGCTTCCTCCCTGCTGTGGGTGTACTGGGGAAGGTGGCTACAGCGACCAAGGCTCTTAAGGGGGTTGCGATGGCTGATGCAGTTGGTTCGGTGCTTTCCAACAAGTTTGCACGGGGAACGATTGCTGGTGCTGTTACAGACTTTGCCTTCTTTGATGAGCATACCAAACGGCTCTCAAACATCGCTGAAGAAGCGGGTATTCCTTTTGCTGACCTTTTGGCCCAGAGCGATTCAGACAGCGAGTTTGTTGCACGACTAAAATCGGCTTCAGAGGGGGTTCTTCTTGGCGGTGCAACCGAGCTATTTATGGGTTCTGCTAAAGCCCTGTTTACAGCCAACAAAATGAAGCTGGCTGGTAAGTCTGCCAAGGAGGTTGTAGAGGCTCTTAAGAAAGACCCCTCAATCCAAGGGTCGATCAACATTCTGCGTACCTCTGAAGAAGATGCCCTAGCCCAAGCTAAAGCTGTCCCGGCCTTGGCTACCGAGATGCAACCAAACATGAAGAAAGGTACAAGACCAGACAGGGAACTTGGTGCTAACGCTGTCCCTGTACCTGTTACTTCTGCTCCTATTAGTGAAGCCCAGCTAGGAAAGTTGTTTAATGTCTACTTGTCGGGTAATGGAGAGCTAGTGGGTGAAGATATTGCCCGTGAAGCCCCAGAGATTATCACAAGCATCAAGAACCTTAAAACTGGTAAGGATGCTGAAGAATGGTTTGGTTCTTTTGCTTCAGCTTTTGAGGGATTCCTTAAAAATCGCAAGGGCGGGGTACTCCCAGACGCAGTAAGGGCTGAAAAAGGTCTTAACTACCTCAAAGAAACCCTAGATGCCCGTGGTTTTGAGACCATTTTGGGAGGTGCTAGATCGTCTGCCCAGTTTGCAAGCCAGTTGCCCGTGCTTACAGAGGCGTACAAAGTCGCAAACACCCTATTTCATACTGCTTCAAAGAACGCTGTTGATGAGTTTCTAGCTGAAATGCCTAAATTTAAGGGTTTTGCTGGCACAGCTAAGGCTTTAGCTGGTGAACTTCCTCCCTCTGCTCGTAGTTTCCTTCAGATTTTAGAAGCTCAGAAAGCCATGTCTGGATATATCAAACAAATTGGTGCTGGTGCATCTAGGACGTTGCGTGTGTTTAGGAAAGACAACACAGCACAAGCCGTAGAAGAGATTCTAGGTTCTGGAAGAGAGTTTATTGGTAAGGATGCCCAAGCCTTGATGGGAGCTGTCAACTCAAAGGGAGGTTTAAGGAGACTTGAGGATTTGGCTATGAAGATCAAACTGGCCGGGGATAACGAGGTTGCATTTACAAAGCTTGTAGATGGTACTCGTACTGGCTTGGACAGGCTGGCTACTTACACAATCAACGCCATGTTGAGCAAGGTAAGTACCTTTGCCACTATTCAGTTTGCCAGCAACAGCCTTACAAGCCTCTATTTGCCTTTAGAACGTGCAACAGGGGCTTTGTTTAGGGGTGACCTAGCTGAATCTAAAAACTCCCTCCGAGTAATTGGCTATTACAATCGTTTAGCTGGTGAAGCCCGCAACTGGTTTGTAAAGTCTCTTAAAGAAGGGCAAAGCTTTATTGGGTCTGAGAGTTCGGTTTCGGAAGCAGGTAAACAACAGGTTTTGGGTGGCGTGAAGTATCTCGAAACCAACGCCCCCATGCTTGCCAAGGCTCTGAATGGTATTGATGTGTTGCTGACAAGCCCAACTAGGTTCATGCAAGCGGTGGACGAAGGCTTTAAACAGCTTCATGTTCGTGCGTCTGCTTCTGCCTACCTTCATGGTGAAGCTCTTGAAAAGGGAATTAAAGACCCTGCCCAGATTGTTGCTTATGTTGAAGAAGGACTAGCCAAGCTGGTAACGCAAGAAGGGGCATTAAACAGCGAGCTGGCAATCCGTCAACAAGCCCAGCGTATCGGTAAGGCTAGGGGGCTGAACAAGTTTGACATCGCAGACCTAGAAAACAATATGGTTTCAGAGTATCAACCTAAACTTTCTAGGATTGAAAGCCTTGCTAAAGACTTTAGCCAAGAGGCTACATTTACACGGCAGGGAGTGTTAAGTGCTGACGGCAAGACCTATGAAAAAGGCTTTTCGCAGTTAGTGAGTAATATTGCTAGTTCTTCTCCTTTGGTTCGCCTTGTTGCACTTCCTTTTGTTAATACGCCTATGAACCTAATGAAGATGGTGGGTCAAAGGCTGTTTCCAAGCATTACGACCAATATCCCCGGCATTAAAGGGTTTCATAAGCAACTTATTAACGACATGGCTTCTGGAGACCCAGCTAGAATGGCATCGGCAGAGGGCAGAATCATTATGGGTAACCTGCTTTCTGTGGGTGCGTTGATGACCGCTGGCTCTGGTGCAATTACTGGTTCTGGCCCCAGAGACCCAGAGGAACTTAAGCTTCTTACTCAAACTGGTTGGCAAGCTAACTCTTTCCGCATCCCTACCCCGAATGGTGATAGTTACATTTCTTACGCCAAGCTTGACCCCTTTGCCAGCTTCCTTGGCCTTACGGCTGATTTTGTGGATAAGATGAGCCAGCTAAGTGAGAACCACAGGCAAGACGGATTACAAATGTTTGCTACGGCTGTTGGTATTGCCTTTGCTAAGAATGTAACCAACAAGACCTACCTAGCGTCTCTTAAACAGTTTGATGAAGCCATTACGCAACCAGACAGGTTTATGGAAAAGTATGTGCAAATAAAAGTAGGAGCGTTTGTTCCTTCTGCAATCGGTGGTTTGGCTCCCTTGTTTAATAACGAAGAGCTGGCCGAAGTCCGTAGCATCGGTGACGCTATTCTTGCTAGAATCCCCGGAGCCAACGCTGTAGAGAGCAAGCGTAATATGCTGGGCGAAAAGATCACCCGCAACTCATCCTCCATTGTCGATTACCTTGTCCCTACTGCGGTATCTAAAGACAAGAATGACGCAGTTATAAACGAGCTTTCTAGGCTCCAACACGGCTTCCGTAACCCCAGCACAAAACTTAACGGGCTTGAACTGCTAGACTATTCTATGGAGAACGGACAGACCGCTTATGACCGCTACATGGAACTTACTGGGCAAGTTAAACTAGCTGGCAAGACGCTACGCCAAAGCCTAGACAAGCTAATTAAAAGCAACCAGTACCAAAGGTTGCCAGAAGATCGCCTTTACTCTGTTGATGATTCCCCTCGTATTTCTGAAATTAAGAAAATAGTCAACAAGTACCGCCAACAGGCTAGGCTTCAGCTACAACGTGAGCTTCCCAAGGTTAGACAGCAACTTCGAGTTGTTGAACAGATTAAGGAAGGAAGAAGGTCTGGTAGAAGTGTTGAAGGCTTGATTGAGTCGTTACAAGGAGTTTAAGCCGTGCCTAACACCTACGTTTCTTTTACAGCAGACTCGACAAATGACGCAAATCTTACCGAGTACACAATACCCTTTAAATTCTTAAATGCTGAAGATGTAAAAGTAAGGTCGATAAATACAGTTAGTGAAGCTGTTTTACAATGGATTTATGTACCGATAGCAACTTGGAATACTAATTTAGTAGACGGCGAAACAAGCTACCCTTTTGGGTATTATTCTGTTGTTTTTGAAAATGGTGTAGACAAAATTAAATTTGCACCAGTTAGACCTCTAACCATAGGGACTGGGAGCAGTACTTTTCAAGAATTTAGAATTACAATTTATAGAAGAACAGCAACTACCAATAGCACTTATTTTTCTAATGGCAGTCCAATTCAAGCTTCTGATTTAAATGCTATTCTTTTACAAAGTCTATATAATTCAGAAGAAGCTCTTGAAGGAATTGATTCAGTAAATACTATTGATTTAGCTTCAAAACTTAATTTAAAAGTAGAAACAACTGGTGATATTTTAACTGGTTCTTTAAATTTCTCTAATGTAGGTTCATTAACTCAACTTCAGAGTGTTTCAGTTAATTCGGCTGGAGGCGGGGGAGTTTCCACACCTAGAGTTACTCTTACTGGAGGAACCATTTTAAATGTTCCTACACCTGTTCTTGCTTCTGATGCGGTTAATAAAGCTTATGTAGATGGATTGACATTAAATGGTGGAAGCCAACCTGTTATAGCTGATGATTCAATTACAGAAACGCTTTTAAGAAAAGTATCGGGACAAGAAGCTGTAACTACAGCCACTATTCGGTCAAATTCTGTAACAACCGACAAACTAATTACATTTGCAGTAACGGCTGAGAAATTAGGTGGTGGTTCTGTAATAAATTCAAAAATAGCAAACGGAGCAGTAACATCTGCAAAACTAGGTGCTAATTCTGTTACTTCTGTTGCTATAAATGATGGTGCAGTACTAGAAGCTAAAATAGCTACAGGAGCAGTTACAAATACTAAGCTGGGTGCTAATTCTGTTACAGCAGATAAAATTTTAAATGGAACAATTACTTCAGCTAAATTAGCCAATCAAACTTTAGACGGCAGTACAGTTATTCTTAATAATAGTATTCCAGCCTCTAAACTTCAAGATTCTGGTATTACTTATGGCCCATCTACTCTGGGTTCTACTCATTCAACAATAAATACAACCGCTGGCACAATAAACGCTTTTAATGCAACAATTAACGCTAATAATTTGTATAAAAAGCAAATTTTAACTCTTAATGAATCTAATGAAGTAAACGCAGGTACTCTAACTCTTGCTTCTGGTTCAGTAAAAAGTGACCCAAGTACAACTATTTTACCATCCACGTTAAATCAATTTACTGGCACTATTCCAGAATTAACTTTTTTTACTACGGGTGTTACTGACGGACATTATTTTTATAAAATTCAAGCTAAAAATCCTAACTTACTTGGAAAGCAATCTGGAAGAACATTAATGAAATGGCAGGGAAGGCAAGGTGGTCAATACGGAAGTAATTTTAATACTAATAAGTTTCCTACATTTTTTTACAAACAAATTGCTAATATACCATTTAATTATGTTGTTTATAATGAAAATCCAGAAATTAGTTTAGTCGGAACGCCTTATATTCCTTTAACTACGTCTGGAGAAATTGTATTTAATAATTCTGCGGGGAATGAAAAAAAATATCTAATAACATTAACTGGATTTGCTACTACCACTAGAAATGGTGCAACTTTGTATATTAAGCCTATTTCAGATTCTTATATTTTTCAAGGAAGTCCTTACACGGCCCCAAAATCAGTAATATCAGTCATTTTTACAAACGTTTATACTGATACTCCAGACTATTATTCTTATAGAACTTTTAGTGCAACAACAATTTTTACTATTCCCGGAGCTACTACTTTAAGTTTCCCTGTTCAATATTATTATTTTGACGTGGCGAACCAAGCTCCCCCAACTAACATACCTTGTGGTTTTGGATACGGAATGGAGTCGGGAGCTGGAATTTCTTCTACTCAAGTTCCTCCTGCTTGGACAGGTAATCTAGGAAGTGGACACCCTAATACATGGAATGAATCAATAGTAGACCTTTTAATAGAACGAATACAATGAGTGAAGAACTGCATCGTGATATAGGAAGAATAGAAGGCAAAATTGATGCTATTTTAGCTAATCAAGACGAGTTTAAGTACACTTTTGAAAAGCACGACACTCGTTTACATAAGCTAGAAGGCTCTCAAATGAAAGCTATGGGTGCATTTGGAGTGCTGGTATTTGGGTTGAACTGGGCATGGGATTATTTTAAAAGCAAACTATGAGTGACGAAGTTTCAAAGATTATGGAGGAGCTTCACGTTGAGCTTGCCAACGAGTTCTTGAGGCGGGTCAAGATGGGTGATGCAACTCCAGCCGACCTTAACGGAGCTAGGCAGTTCTTACGGGATAACGGAATTGATGCAGTTGCCTTGCGAGGCTCCCCTCTTCAGAAACTAGCTATGGTATTGCCTTTTGAGGAGCAACAGCTAATAGAGGCTCCAGCCAAGACTTTCAGCTTGCCAGCACCCGACCAAGTAGATAAGGCTGTTGGATTATGAAAGCACGGGATTACAAGAAAGAATACAGGGAGTACCACGGAAATTCCTTGCAAATTAAGCACCGGGCTAAACGCAACTCTGCCCGTAGGTTAATGATTCGTAAGCATGGTAAATCAAAGCTTAAGGGCAAGGATGTAGACCATAAAGACGGCAACCCCATGAACAACTCCCACGGAAACTTACGGATTACTTCTATTAAGTACAACAGAGCCAAACACTAGGCTCAATAAAACACAAGGCGGTTCATGCAACTAGACCCTAGATTAAAGGACTTTCGTAATTTTTTATACATGGCTTGGGGGCATCTAGGTCTCCCTACACCTACAAAGGTTCAGTACCAGATTGCTGAGTACCTTCAGCACGGGCCAAAGCGGTGCGTCATCCAAGCCTTCCGAGGATGCGGTAAAAGCTATGTCTCCGCTGGGTATGTGCTATGGAGGCTTCTTCTTGACCCCAAGCTGAACTTTTTGGTTATCTCAGCCAGCAAAAGTCGTTCTGACGATTTCTCAACTTTCTGCTTGCGTCTCTTAAGCGAGATGCCCCTGCTCGAACACCTTAAGCCTACCGAGGAACAGCGGTGCTCCAAGGTTGCCTTTGACATCAATGGTGCTCCAGCTTCACAAGCTCCTAGCGTCAAGAGCATCGGGATTACAGGACAGATTACAGGTAGCCGAGCTGATGTGATTATTGCTGATGACGTAGAGGTTCTTAACAACTCTGCTACTGAGGGGATGCGTCACAAGCTATCGGAAACAATCAAGGAGTTTGATGCGGTTATCAAGCCTCTGGAGACCAGCAAGGTGATCTACTTGGGAACCCCGCAGAGCTACAATAGTATTTACAAGATGCTTCCAGAGCGAGGCTTTAAGACTTGTGTATGGCCTAGCAGGTTCCCTTCAGAAACAGAACGCATCGCTTATGGTGACTCGTTCTCTGTCGATCTGCGTGACGAGTTGCACAATGACCCAACACTATTAGGTAAACCCACAGACCCCCAGCGGTTTAGTGAAGCCGACCTTATGGAGCGTGAGGCCAGCTATGGTCGCTCTGGGTTTGCGTTGCAGTTCCAGCTAAACACCAGCCTCTCCGACCAGAATAGGTATCCCCTCAAGCTGTCTGACTTGATTGTAATGACCCTTAACCCCGATATGGGGCCACAAAAAGCTGTATGGGCATCTAGCCCGGAGCTTGCATGGAACGAATTACCCAATGTCGGCCTTAACGGAGACAGGTTTTACAGGCCAATGAGCATTGTAGAGCCTTGGGTTAAGTACGATGGCTGTTGCATGAGCATAGACCCATCGGGTAAAGGCAGGGATGAGACAGCCTATGCGGTGGTCAAGATGCTCCACGGACAGCTATTCTTGGCTGAAATAGGCGGTTTAATGGAGGGTTATAGCCCTAAAAGCCTAGAAACGCTGGCTGAAGTAGCCAAAAAGCATGGCGTAAACGCTGTAATCATCGAAGAAAACTTTGGTGGCGGTATGTTTACCAGCCTTATCAAACCTGTATTCGCCCGTATACACCCGTGCAACATAGAAGAAGTCCGGCACAGCAAGCAGAAAGAAGCTCGTATTATTGATGTATTGGAGCCTGTAATGAGTAGCCATAAACTGATTGTAGACTCTGACCTAGTACGAAAGGACTATGCCGATTGCGATGTGCGGGGCTTAGACACCGCCCTCAAATACAGCCTGTTCTACCAGATGAGCCGTATCACAAGGGACAGGGGTGCTTTGTCTAATGATGATCGACTTGATGCTTTAGCTATGGCTGTGCAGTACTGGGTAGAGCAAATGGGCAGAGATACAGACTTGGCTTTGGTCGAACAAAAAGATCGACTTTTAGATGATGAGCTTGCTAGATTTGCAGACAGCGTATTTGGAAAAAAACGAAAACAACCAACTTGGATAAATAGATAACGGCTATGTCAGATTGGATTCTTAACAGAGCAACAATGAAGTGGGAACGCCCTGCTCCATCTTTTAGTGCTCCATTACCCACCCCCAAAGCCCCTCAAACTACCCCTACCCAACCACAGGTTGCAGAAAAAGCTCCCACAATGCCTCAAAATGAGCCTACAATGGCCTTCAAAATGAACTTAAATAGTGACCAAGTAGATTCCCTTACAGGCATCATTCGGGACTCAGCAAGAGCCATTATGAAAGCAGAAGGTGTTTCAGCCGTCCAATCTGGCCGTAAAGAGACCTTTGGCTTCCGAGAAGGCAACCCCGGCTACCAAGAGGTGAGCCAAGCTGTCCAGAAGTTCGGTGCGAATAGCGAACAAGCTACCAATGCTGTAGCAGGTCAGCTTTCTTCAAAGCTCAAGGTCGTAGGGTTACCCAATGTCAAAGATGCTGGCATGATTGGGGCCATTATGTCTGTTGCACACATGAGGGGTGATTCGGGTGCTAGGGCAATCCTAAACGCTGTTGGTACAAGCTCTGACAAGATTGAGTTCAGCCGTAAGGACATCACACCAGAAGCCCTTAATGCCCTCAATGGGATGAGTGCTGGGGAGTTCCATACCAAGCTACGGCAAGCCAGAGAGCTGTATGACAAGACCCATTACTGGAACAAGACAGACAGCATCAAGATGGCTAATGGTAACACCCAGACAGGTAGATGGGGTGACCTCTTTGGTAAAGGGCTTCTCAACCGATACAATGATGAATATAAGACTTTTAGTAAGCTATCTGGTAGCTCCCCTACGGGGTAACACAATATAAAGAAGATTTGTTACAAGCCTAGACTTAAGTTGTTTATAGTTAATAGTTTATAGTTTTCCCTTATGGGAATTGTCTGTATAGTAGAGGGAGACGATCTGATTCTCCTTACTTAAACGAATCTTAAGGGGGTATAGTTTAAGGTCACTTTATGGGGGTAAGGGGGTATATAGATTAATCATATATTAGAATAATGAGATTAATCATAGATATACATTCTTTAAAAAATACTAGTAAGTAATAACCTATTCTAAACTTCTATAATAACACTTACATAACCAATGTATGATATATGTCCTTTACAAAATGAATAAAGTTACTTAGAAAACTTAAATGCCTTTAGGACTCAACATTCAAAAGAACATTAAAGAACTTATGGCTGACAATAAGAAAAAAGGTAAAGCCAAAGGTGCTTCTGGTAAGAAACGTAGCATGGCTCAAATGCTTGCTATTGCTTACTCGAAAGGTCGTAAGAAATGAAAAAAGGACTCTATTACAATATCAACAGACGCAAGAAACTAGGCATCAGCCGGAGCAAAAAGAAAACTACGATTGACCTTAAGATTTATAAGAAGATGAAGAACAAAACTGGCGGGTTTGCTGAATAATATGTGTTCAGTATTGAATAATGCTCCCGCTGTTCGGGAAAGGGTGTTTTCAGAAATTAGCAACCAAGCCAGAGCACGGGGTCTAGGTCAAGATCAACAATCATCAACGGCTTCTGCTCCACAAGCTACAGCAAGCCCTTTAGCGACTGACGCAGTTTCAGCGTCCTCTCCAGCAAGACAGAAAAGAACTAGATTGCGTGGAGTTTCTGGTTTAACTATACCTACTGAATCTTCTGGTGTAAACGTGCCTCAATGAAGATTGGCCCGTTGGAGTTTGAGGTCGTAGAGTACGACTCCACTTCAGCCTACAAAAAACTTATGGGGAACGAAGGTTCCTCTGATATGTTCGGTATCTGCCAGACATACCCAAAGACTCAGATTCTCATTAACAGCCTTCAAGACCCACAAAGCAAGCAACTGACTTTGCTACATGAAGTGCTTGAGGCTATTAACTTCCTTTACGAGGTTAAGCTGTCAGAACGGGACATAAAGACCCTTGAGGCAACACTAGGGCAAGTGCTTAAGGACAACCCTAGCTTTACCAAAGGCTTTATTGGATAGACCGCCACACCGCATAATCCACATCTAGTTTAACAGACCAACACATAAGCTTATTGTAAAGCCTGTACCCGTAGCCGTATCGAAGGCTAGTACGGCTTACAAGGTCACCTAGATGGTACAGAAGCCAAGATAAAGCAGTACGCATATTACCTAGTCCCGCTACTGAAGTAATCGTTGCCCACTTTGGTCGTATAAGAACGAGGGCCATAATAGCTGTCGCCCTGCTTAACTGTGATTCCACCAGCACCGAAATAGGTGTCACGAACTTTAGTCACTACACCTGTACTGGTGAAGGCTGTATTGTTCACGATTGTAGTTGTGCCTCTGGACTGATGAGACACACCTAAGAACTCAGACCAGTTATCTTCAGCCTGTAAGGTTGCGGTTACCAAGGTTAAGGCAATTAATAGTGTTTTCATACGGATACAATACTAGTTACAAGCGGGGTTGTAAAGGGGGTGTAGTACGATAGAAGGCTGGCTAATAGAGGGGTTAAGATTTTGGTGAAAAAATCTGAGAGAGTATTACATGAATTACTGGTGCGTTTTCCCCCCCTATGGGGTCAAGCCGTTTTTTTCGGCGGTCGATGCCATGTCGAGGCTCTATCAACACCAGCCGTTGCACGACTGATGCAACCAAGAAAAGATCGGGCAAGAATCGGGCAAACATGACAGGCTCTCCACTCACAGGTAAAGAGATTGAGAATGTCTGCACCACCTATGCAACGCCGTCCCAGCTTGTAGAAAGAGGAAACGGGATTGATGCAGGAAGCGAGAGAGTTTTATGGGGTTTGCCTAGGGTGCAACGGGAGCAAATGCAACGCCGAAATATCTTTTTCGTGTTTTTTTGTTATACCTTGTCAACATTAGAAAAGCATAGGCCAACCATTAGCAGAGCTACTATCATTCTCTATCATTCTTTTTCGCTTGCCAAAAACTGAAATCGATAAGGTGAGCCGTAAATGCCCCTAGAAACGCTCGACACCGCTTCCCGCTATCCTCTATCCAGAAACGCACTTAAAATCTTTTTATAAAGAGATAAATATCCCTTGACACACTTCACGCTCTCCAGTATCTTCACCTTATGCAAAACGAAATCTGGACGCTCCTAGCCTTTGGAATCCTCTGCGGAGTAGCAGGGTTTTTCTGGGGTGCGGTTTATGTCCTATTAAATAGAAAGAATTAAAAACACTATGAAAAACACACTATATAAAAAGGCACTACGCTGGGGCGGTTTGGATATGAATAAGCACCCTCTAGAGCTTAAAATGCAGATCGGGAGAAAACTGAAATTCATCGCCCGTCAACTACGCTTCGATTCCACCGATTATCCTATCGGACTCCCTCAAAAACATATCCCTAGCTTTCAACGGGCTGGGGCGTGGCTCTGGTCTGCTATGCAGGAAAAGAGAAAGGTTCACCGCCCTGCCGTTCCCGTGATGCAACGGGATATGGGTATTCGTGACCTGCTCAACATCCAGAGCCATAGGGGGGAGTTCATAGGGGTAGAGCTGGAGTTTTTATTGCCTAGGCAGGTCAACGCTACAACCCTTCGCACAAGTAAATTCATCGCCCTTACTAGTGATGGGAGTATCTGCCCTCCTAATGGCTATATCGGCTTAGAAGCAAATCTAGTCTATGTCCGTGGAATCTCAGAGAATCGCCTAGAAACATTCTGCGAAAAACTATCACTATCACAAGCCCAAGTGAACAAGACTTGCGGTCTGCACCTTCACCTAGATCAAAGGAATGTCAGCCGTGCAACCGCTTGGAGAAGATACCACCGCTTAGTGTCTGCTCTCCCTTGGCTTAAACTTGCCGTGCCTCCCTCCAGAATCGGAAACACCTACTGCAAATTGAACGCCGTTGGGGAGAATCCCGAAAACTATGACCGCTATATGGCGATAAACTGGAAGGCATACACCGAACACGGGACGATAGAAATACGACTCCTAAACGGGACGACATCAGCCGACAAGATTAAGCATTGGGTTAGCCTTTGCATTGGTGCGAGCCGTAACACACTCCCCACGATTGAAGCGATGACGAATTGCAACGAAATCCCACGGGAGGCTAAAGAGTGGTTCATGGCAAGAAAAAGAAAGTTCTATCCCGACAACAACGCAAGCGGGATGAGTGAAGAAGGGTCAGAAGATTAAACACAACAACCAACCAAAGAAAGAAAAACACTATGTGCATAGCAATACTAAAAACTAAAAACGCAAAGATTAGCAGGAAGCATCTTGAAAACTCTGCTCAAAGTAATCCAGACGGATTCGGAGTGGCTTGGACAGACGGCCAACGCCTACGCACCTTTAAGACGATGAAGGCTGGAGAGTGGATCGATAAGGTGATGAGCTTAGAGAAGTCTATCGCTATCATCCACGCCCGTATCACCACGCACGGAGCCACAGACTTAGAAAACTGCCACCCGTTCAGAGTGAGTAAGGGTTTGGCTTTCATTCACAATGGATGCCTACCTATATCCACAGCCGACAAGCCAACCCGTTCCGATACTTGGCACTTCAATCAAAAGGTGATGCAACCACTAGTGCGAGACACGGGAGGAATCACCGCCCCACTAGTCGAAATGCTCCATGAATATGCCAAGGGGTCTAAACTCTGCTTCCTTAGCTACACGGGAAAATTCATAATCGTAAATGAAACGGCAGGGCATTGGGCTGGGGGTGTGTGGTATTCCAACACCTCGTATAAAACTGGAAGCGACTGGTGGAAAACTGGGGGTTATACTTGCCCACCTTCCTATTATGGCAGATCGCCCGTTCAGCTCATCCCTCCCATTGGGGGAGTAGTCCCGATAGATGATGATGATACCATCGAAAGGATGATAGAGCAGGACTCTATTAAGAAATGGGAACAGCAATCCTTCCACACCACGGAAGGAGCGTGGGAATGATACAGCAAAACCAAAACGACCTATGGGCAGGGGTCAAAGTTTTAATCGTGCTGGGATGGCTCTTTCTAGGGCTGGTCAGCTACATTAAAAACCACAACAAATAAAAAGGAAAAAAAAACACAAATGAAAAACACAATCAAAAAGCACTACCTTTCAGTACTCTAAAGAATTGATGCAACAAGCGGGGGTGGGGTTCCAATCCCTTCCCCTGCTTTTTTGTGCCTAGATGCCTAATGCAACCACAACCCCTAGTGGCCTAGCCAAACCAGCACCACCACCCCTTGTGTTGAAAATCCAGAAAAATCCATCCTTCTTACTCTGTAAGGAATATATTCTGTATATATGATAGATATATATGATAGTGAATTATGATAGCGAGCCACATTTGGCTGGCAATTACCTGTACGTTTTACCTGTGCGTTTATAAGATGTGCTTATACTTTTCAAAGAGAGTGTTTTTCCCTTTGCTTTTAATTACCCGTGCGTTTATGTTCTGCGGATATGAAACACATAGCCATAACCAAAGACAACTACTACAACCTTCAACTGCTATACGACAACAGCATTTGTGAGGGAAAGAAACCAACCGATGTCGTCAACTGGAATGGTAATGAGATTCTAGTTGGGTACTTAAAGTATGTCGTTGAGTACATGAAAGGAATCGTCCTTTGAACGGCTCCATTCAATCAGCAGGGGATTCATTTAATGTATCCTTCACAACCAAAGGCAAGCGTATACGCAGACGTTTCGGTTCGATGACGCAAGCCGAGGGTTACCTAATGGACTTACGCAGGGCTTCCATAGCTGGAAAGCCTTTGCCAGAGACCGAGAGCAACCTTACGACTTGGCAAGAACTCAAAGACCAGACCTACACTCTTGTTTGGAAGGGAGCCAAAAGCGAGAACACAAGCAAGCTCAACAGCGACCATGTAGTGCGTTACTTCGGTGCTAGTACACCCGTAGCTCACTTCACGCAAGGAGACCTAGACAACTGGGTGGTATCCTTAAAAGCTCTAGGCAACTCAGATGCGACCATAAACCGCAAGCTCTCTTGCTTGAGCCGTATGCTTCGGTTTGCCCTTGAAAGAGGATTGGTAACCAAGAGGTTTATCTTTCCGATCAAGAAGGAAACCAAAGGCAGAATCCGTTATATCACCGATGCAGAGGCCGAGCAGATTATGGCTAAAGCTGGAGATAAGTTACACCCATTGTTCATGTTCTTGCTTTTTACAGGGGCAAGAGTTGGTGAAGCCTTGAAGCTGACTTGGGCTGACTTTAACTGGACTAACAAGGTGGTCACATTCTGGGATACTAAGAGTGGTGAAAGCAGGACAATCCCTATGACAACTGGCCTAGTCATTGTTATGAACGAGCTGATGGAGGTTGGAGGGGATAGCCCTTTCGGTCACATTAAGCAGTTCGAGGTGAACAGGGCTTGGACAAGCATAAGAGACCAGATGGGCTTGACGGATGACAAAGAGTTTGTCCCTCATTCCCTTCGTCATACCTGTGCAAGCAGACTTGTTCAACGAGGCGTACCGATTGTAGTTGTCAAAGAATGGCTGGGACATAAAACAATCCAGATGACTATGAGATACGCACACCTAGCTCCTACAAACCTACTGGAAGCAGTCGGGGCGTTGGAGAATTAACATGGACAACCCTAAACCAGATGAAAAAACCTATACTTTTGTGGAGCGTACCAAAGCTCAAGAAGAGTGGGACAAAGAAATCGGTGAACAATGCAAGTGGGATGAATACATCTCTAACAAGCTTGACCGAGAAGATAGGGAAAATCGTAGCGATGATGAAGAAATATGAAACAACTAGAAGCAATAACAACGGAGGTAGATTACATGAAAATTGAAGCACACAGGAGATTGGAATGGCAGGAGGACTTGTTAAACCAAGCCTTATACAACCTAAAGAAAATGAACTCGTCTCTTCCCAACGGATTTTGGAAAGAGCTTCAAAACATTTGTACTCAAGTGGACTCTGCTAGATACATAGGCAGGGAAACTATTAACAGACTCAAAGGTGAGGCAGGTGTGTAATGATTACCAATGGTGTTGAACAGAAACCTAGCACTATGGCTATGCTTGAACTTGCTGACCGGATTCATACACATCCAGCAGGAAGTACATGGGTTGTTCCTTCGGGCTTCTCCGTGTGGAAGCCTCAGTCCAAGCGTAAAGTTGTGCAAGTAGTGGGAGACAACAGCGAAGTGAACGGAAGGCTCAAGCGAATCTTCATGGAACTTGGCTGGTCAGTTGTTGAGAGGGAGCTTTTGTAATGTGCAAAACAATAATCGATCTAACAATTTACCTACTGCTAATTCTTTTTGGCTCTATAGGGCTAGGAGTTGGCTTATTGCTTCTTTGTTTTCTCTGGTGGTTAGGAGAAAGATTCGTAGACGGAATAAAAGAAGAACTAGAAATTAGGAGATACAATGACAAAGACTCATAAATTTATAAAGCAACTCACAGATTCCTATGGACGATACATTCAGAAGTGGGGAGTCTTTGAACAGATACTTGAAACAGGCATTTTTAAACCCCGTGTGTATGAACGGCTATTAAAATCATTCGACAGCTTACGAGAAGCCAGCCTACATTTAAACAAATGACTACCTTTGAAGTACCCTTTAGGGATGTTTATTACATGAGTCATGGTGATGCAGATACAGCCCAATACATTAACGGAGTGGCGACCTTTGAGGTTGTTGATGATAAGGAGTATCCCTTTCGTTACATAGATGCCAATGATGTTTGGGCAAGCTCTCCACTAGGGGCTTACCAAGTAGACACCGATACGGATGAGCATAGGAAGCTTGTTCGTATAGCCGTTGAGGATGATGAGAAGGTATGGAAGTCTGCTAAAAAGATTGCTAAAACAAAGAAGCTCATTTGAGTTTAACGCAAACACAACTAGACCATAAGGCAGTATACGAAGCACAACTAAAGCGGGACAAAGCCAAGGCTAGGAATGTCTCTTCTGGCAGGGAGAGCTTATCTGGTGGTCAAGGCTTTTTGTTACGCCATTCAGTTGCTTCCGTAGCTGAGACAATAGCCCTATGGATTGATAAGGCCCAGACTTCACCCGGCCCTAAGCACAAGTCGGTTGCTTTGATGGTGCAACTAAAGCCTCTGGAGCTTTCGGCCCTCACCTGTAGGGCGGTGCTGAATGGCATATCCACCCAAAGAGCCTTTGCCTCTGTAGCTTTTGAACTAGGTAGGCTTGTAGAGCATGAAGCAAGGCTAAAAGAAAGCCCCAGTAAAGAGTGGAACAGAATCAAAAGAAGGATGAAACTACGCAAGGGGCATAAACACAAGATGCAGACGGCTTTCCGTGGGATGAGTAACAAGACTATATCTTGGGGTACGATTGAGAAGGCTTCAATAGGTGGGGTACTCATCGAACTCTTTATTAAAAGCACAGGGCTTTGTGAGGTGGTGACTACAAGGACTAGTAAGACGAGGATGAACTACATTGTTGCAACTAAATCCTGTTCTGAGTGGATGAAGGAGTTTGAGGGTACGGAGGTGCTTCGGCCTCTTATGCTTCCAAGGGTAGAGGCTGGTTCAGACCCTAATGTATTCTGGGTTAAGTGTAGATCAAAGAAGCAGGAAGCTCTTTACAAGACCCAGCCAGAAGTTGTACGGGATTGCGTACAGGCTATGCAACAGGTGGCATGGAGGATTAATACGGATGTGCTGGAGGTGCTGGATACCTACTACAAGAATGGACTAGAGATTAATGGGGAACCCGTGAACTGCCACAAGGAGGTGATTAGGGAGAACTTGGATGCTCTTACACCAGACCAAGCCAAAGCCAGAATCAAGGGAATGTGGAGGTCGCATACTTACAATGTCTGGAACAGAGCTAGGGGTTACTTCATCACTCAACAGATTCTCATGGCTAAAGAACTCCAAGGCCAGCCCTACTACTTACCCGTGCAACTAGACTTCAGAGGCCGGGTGTATTACCTGCCTACCCATATTGGGCCACAGCGGGATGATATCTCTAAAGCCTTGGGTGACTTTGATGAAGCCGTTCCTTTGACTGAGGAAGGCAAGTACTGGTTCAAGGTAGCTGGTTCTGCTCACTTCGGGTGTGACAAGGTTAGCTATGAGGAGCGTGTAGCGTGGGCTGAATTGCATGATAGCGATATAAGAAAGGTTGTTGCTGACCCCTACGGGTGTAGGTGGTGGCATGAGGCTGACGAGCCTTGGCAATTCTTGAGGTGGTGCTTTGCTTGGGTTAATGGAGCTGAAAAGTATCCAGTATGCCTAGATGCTACGAGTAACGGCTTACAGATTCTTTCCCTGCTTACGGGCGATGCAGAGACAGCTCTTCTTACTAATGTACTACCCAGCGATGTACCCAAGGACATTTACGGGGCTATAGCTCTAAAGGTACAACACAACCTATTGGGTACTCCGGGGGAGCTGGCTACCTTCTGGTTGCACCACGGATGCAACAGGAAGCTGGTAAAAAGGCCCGTTATGACCATTCCGTATGGGGTATCTAGGTATGGAATGTCTCAACAGCTCATGGAACAAACCAACTGCTCTATAGTCCAAGGGCTTTACCTAGCTGATTTGATAATCAAAGCGTTGGGTGAACTGGTTCAAGCTCCACAAGAGACTATGGTTTGGTTGAAGCAACTAGCCAAAATACCAACAGACAATGGCTGTCCTATGGTATGGGTTAGTCCTTCTGGTTTTCCTGTATACCAGCCCTATTTCGTAAGCAAGTCCAAGTCCGTCAAGTTGCGTATTGGTGACACCATTAGGTACATGAACTTAACCAACCAGATAACCAGCAAGCTAGACAGGGAAGCACAGATCAACAGCTTTGCCCCCAACTTCATTCACAGCCTCGATGCAAGTGTTGTTCATGTCTCCGTGCAGAGAATGAATAAGGCAAACATAAAAAGCCTTTTTACAATTCACGATTGTTTTGGTTGTCATGCAAGTCGTGTTCCTGCTATGAGGAAAGTTGTGGCAGAAACTATGAGGGACATATTTAAAAATCCTTTGCTCAAGGCTCTTAAGACGGAAGTAGCTTCATCTATTAGTTTGCCTACTAACTTCATTTTAGAGCCTTTCTACGGCGGTTTTCATATTGACCAGATAATCCATAGTCCCTACCTTATTAAATAATATGACAACAAAATACACATTCACAAGTGAGGACATTGAGACGGGGGAATCCTATGGGTTTCCAAAATCTAAAACTACTATTGAATTTGAAGCTAAGGATATTTTTGAAGTCCTTCAAAGTTTCCAGCAATTCTTAAGAGGTAGTGGTTTTTATCCGTCTGGTCGTCTTGAATTTGTGGACGATGAAGATACTGACCCACTTCAGCCTAACCTAACTGGTTTTGAATTAAATTCCAAGTAGGCTAGAGCTAAAACACAACAACACAAAACACAGAAAGGTAAAAACACAAAATGGATAAGAAGTATAATCGTGTACGTTTGACCAGCCCTAAAGGTGTGGCGATGTACCCAAAGCTCAACAGAGCTGATACTAAATTCAATGAAGATGGTGTTTATTCTACGAAACTTTTAGTTTCCAAAGAAGAAGCTACTTCATTCGTTCAGTCGGTAAAACAACTCCTCAAAGAATACTACGAGGAGACTTGCAAACAGCAGAAGAAGAATAAGCTCAAGCTCGCAGACTACCCTTGGAAAGAAAACGAGGATGGTGACAAGCTAGAGATTAACTTCAAATTGCCAGCCAAGGTCAAGACCAAGAACGGGGAAATCATTGAAATGCGTCCCGCCTTGTTCGACAGCAAAGGGTCGCCGTGCGACAAGTTGATCGGTGGCGGTTCTACAATCAAGATTGGTTGTGAAGCTAGTCCTTGGTTTGTACCAGCGTTGGGGGTTGGGGTAACCCTTCGTCTCCGTGCGGTGCAAGTGATTGACCTCAAAGAGCCTTCTTCTGGTGGCTCTAGCTTTGAAAGCTTCGGCTTCTCTTCGGAAGAAGAGGGCTTTGTAGCTCAAGGCGAAACATTCCCAGAACTAACCAAACCCAAGGAGTCCTCAAGTGTACCGAGCAAAACGCCCGAACTACCAGAGGACTTCTAAATATAGAAGCGGTCTCGAAGTCCAGATTGCGTCCCAGCTTGAAAAGGCTGGGGTGCAGTTTGGCTACGAAACTATTCGACTAAAATATCAAAGAATATGTCATTACATTCCAGACTTTATACTTCCAAACGGAGTGCTGATCGAAGGAAAGGGTTGGTTCACTCCGCAGGACAGGAGCAAGTTACTCCTACTAAAGAAGCAAGACCCAAGTTTAGACATCCGATTGGTTTTTTCCAAGTCTACAGCTCGTCTAAACAAGAAGTCCCGCACCACCTACGGAGAGTGGTCAACGACAAACGGGTTCCTCTGGAGTGAAAAAGTAATTCCGCAGGAATGGCTGACTTTTTAAGACATACAGAGTGTAGTAAGTGTGGCTCATCAGATGCCCGTGCGGAGTATTCTGATGGGTCAGCTTACTGCTTCTCTTGTTCCGCATATTCTAAAAGCAACGGGGAGATAAAGGAGAAACCAAATATTTATATGGCTAACTTAATTGAAGGTAATGTTACTGCTTTGACCAAACGCAATATCCACATGGAGACTTGCCAGAAGTTCGGTTACAAGCTTGGAGACTTTAACGGCAAGCCCGTCCAGATCGCAGAGTACAAAGACAAAGAAGGAAACCCAGTAGCCCAGAAGCTACGCTTCCCTAACAAGGACTTTATGATTCTTGGGGAAGCCTCCGAGATGACCTTGTTTGGACAGCATTTGTTTAGGGATGGTGGCAAGATGCTTGTCATTACTGAAGGTGAGATTGATTGCCTTTCTGTATCCCAAGCTCAAGGCAACAAGTGGCCTGTAGTATCTATTCCTACTGGTGCTCAATCTGCTACCAAGGCACTTCGTAGAAACATAGATTGGGTGGAGAAGTTTGAGAAGGTCGTGTTCATGTTCGATATGGATGAGGCAGGTAAGAAGGCTTCAAAGGAATGTGCATCTTTGTTGAGTCCGGGGAAAGCTAGGATTGCTTCGTTGCAGATGAAGGACGCTAACGAGTTACTTGTTGCTGGCAGAGGGCCAGAGATTATTGATGCTATATGGAGTGCTAAAGAGTTTAGGCCAGATGGAATTGTAGGGGGTAACGAGCTTTGGGATTACATTACCAAGGTTGACCTAGAAGAATCTGTATCTTACCCATACGCAGGTGTATCGGCCATGACCCACGGATTGCGTAAAGGAGAGCTAGTTACCATTTGTGCTGGTTCTGGTATTGGAAAGAGCCAGTTCTGTAGGGAGATTGCTCATTGGCTTCTACGCAATAACAAGAGCATTGGCTACATCGCCCTTGAGGAGTCAGTAAGGCGTACAGCATTGGGCATTCTAGCGATTGAAGCCAGTAAGCCGTTGCACCTAAAGCCAGACAGCATAACCCAAGAGGAACTAAAGAACCTTTTCAATGGTACTATTAGTCAGAAGTTCTTTACCTATGACCACTTCGGTTCCTTGGATTCGGATAACCTACTCAACAGAGTAAGGTACATGGCTAGGGGTTGTGGTTGTGAGTACATCGTACTAGACCACTTGAGTATCGTGGTATCTGGTATGGGTGACGGAGACGAGCGTAGGCTTATCGACAACACTATGACCAAGCTCCGTAGTCTTGTGGAAGAACTAAAGATCGGGATGATTCTTGTTTCCCATCTTAAGCGTCCAGAAGGCAGGGGGCATGAAGATGGTGCAACCACCAGCCTGTCACAGCTTCGAGGCTCTGCTGGTATTGCCCAGCTTTCAGACATTGTGATTGGCCTAGAGCGTGACCAGCAAGCCGAGGGTAACGACAGGAACATTACTAGTGTTCGTATTCTTAAGAATAGGTTTACTGGAGAAACTGGTATTAGTTGTCGCCTTGAGTACAGCAAGGAAACAGGTCGGCTCAAGGAGATTGCTATACCCGATTCAGAGATTGAAGTGCCAGAAGAATTAGAATAAGGAAGTTAAAAACACAACATGAAAACACTCATATTTGATTTGGAATCAGATCATCTAGTCGAAAAGACTACCAAGATTCATTGTTTGGTAATTACAGACATGGATTCTGGTGCAACCACAAGGTACAACCAACAGCCTAACGGCAACTCTATTGAAGCTGGAATCAAAGAACTAGCTAATGCCGACAGGATTATAGGCCACAACATAATTGGGTTTGACTTGCTTGTTCTTAAGAAGCTCTATAGCTGGTTCGTAGCTCCAAAGGTGATAGAGGATACTTTGGTATTGACTAGGCTCATTTGGCCCGACCTAAAAGAGAATGACTTCTCTAGGCTTAACGATGGGTTCCCCAAAGAGATGATTGGTTCCCATTCGCTCAAGGCTTGGGGTATCCGTATTGGATTGCAGAAGGGTGACTTCAAGGAGAACAACAGCTTTGAAGTCTGGACTCCAGCTATGGAGGATTACTGCGTACAAGATGTAGCCGTTACCTTGAAGCTCTACAGACTTATCCAGACCAAGAACCCATCTAAAGCTAGTGTTGATCTAGAACATGAGTTTGCAAAGATAATGCAGAATCAAGAATCCTACGGCTTTAAGTTTGACCATACCAAAGCTGAAGCTCTATGTGCTTTACTTCAGAAGAAGAGGGCAGAGATTGAGGCGAATATGCAAGCGGTGTTTCCTCCAGATGAGGAAGAGATGAAGTCTAACTTATGGGTAACGCAAGACGGAAAAGAATGGACAACCAAGAAGTCAGCAGTACAGGCTGGTTACAAGGCAAAGGACATTGTTAAAGGTGGCAAGAAAAAGAAAATCATCCCGTTCAACCCCGGAAGCAGAGACCAGATCGCAAACCGCTTTATCAAAAAGGGCTGGAAGCCCCAAGAGTTTACACCAGATGGCAAACCCAAAGTTGACGAACAAGTGCTTACGGCTCTTGAAAGGATGGGCTTCGCAGAGGCCAAACCCCTCTTAGAATACTTACTTGTATCAAAGCGACTAGGCCAGCTTGCAGAGGGTAACGAGGCTTGGATGAAGCTGGTTAAAGCTGATGGTCGTATGCACGGAAGGGTAATCACTAACGGAGCAGTAACAGGTCGTTGCACACATCGAGGGCCAAACATGGCTCAAGTACCCAGAGTAGGGTCAGCTTATGGTGAAGAGTGCCGTAGCCTCTTTGTAGCTACAAACGGCTTTAAACTGATTGGAGCAGATGCCAGCGGGATTGAGTTGCGTTGCTTGGCTCACTTCATGGCTCCTTATGACGGAGGTAGCTACGCCAAGGTGCTTCTTGAAGGAGACATCCACACAGCTAATCAACAAGCGTCTGGGTTGCCCACTAGAAACGATGCCAAGACCTTTATCTACGCCTTCTTGTACGGAGCAGGGCCAGCCAAGATTGGTAGCATCATCAACAAAGGCGAGAGGGAAGGCCGTAAGATTATTGACCAGTTCCAGACCAAGCTCCCAGCAATCAAGAGGCTTAAGGATGCCGTTGAGTTGGCAGTAAACCAGAGGGGTTACTTGATCGGTCTGGATGGCAGACACCTTCCTGTTCGCTCTGCTCACGCCTCTTTAAATGTCCTTCTTCAGTCAGCAGGGGCTTTAATTATGAAAAGGGCAACCATTAATTTAGTTAGGTCGCTGAAGGAGCAAGGTTACGAGTTTGCTAAGGACTATGGCATTGTCGCCCACATCCACGATGAACTACAGATTGAGGCTAAATGTGGCATTGAGGAGCTAGTCGGTAATACAGCAGTAGCCTCTATACGCCAAGCAGGTAGCGATTTTAAGTTCCGATGCCCCCTTGACGGAGAGTTTAAAATCGGCTTTAATTGGGCAGAGACACATTGAGTGAGACAACCTAATGAAATTGAACTTTCGTATCTTGCTGGGTACTTTGACGGAGAAGGCTGTATTCATATCTCAAAAATTGGAGCTAGGGTTGTTGCTATTAAATCGTGTTACCCGAAAGTTGTTCAGAGATTTTATAAAATATATGGGGGCTGGTTTAAAAAATTTCCTAATAAGGGCAAAACAAAAGTATGGAGGCATTTTTATTATTTTCGGATATACGGCGACGAAGCACTCTATGTTATCCATAGCTTATTCCCATTTCTGCGTGAGAAAAAGGAGCAAGCTAGATTGTTTATTAAATATAGCTCCTCAAAGGATGCTCATACTAAAGCCCAATATGCTATGCAAATTAAAAGTTTAAAAAAGGTAAAATACTAGATTTATGAAAAACACAAAAAACACACTACTAATAGACGGCGATTGGCTTGCCTTCTGGCATACAATTACCAATGAATACCCCTGTGATTGGGGTAACGATATGTGGACTCTCCACGGAGATGTCAAAACAGCTACGCAGACCATTACTGCGTTTCTTGTAGAGCTAAAGGAGGAGCTGAAGGCCGATAGTATCAAAGTAGCTTTGTCCGACAGCACCAACTGGAGAAAGAGGATTCTGCCTACCTACAAAGAAAGCCGTAAGAAGCTTAGAAAGCCCCTTCTTTACCCAAGGGTTAGGGAATGGCTTGTTGCTGAGTATAAGGCCGAGATGCAACCGACCCTAGAAGCAGACGATTTGTTGGGTATCTGGGCTACTGAACTAGATGGTAAAGCTATTGTAGTTGGCGAGGACAAAGACTTTAAACAACTCCCAGCAAAGCATTACAACCCTCACAAGGCTGAAGAAGGAGTGATTGAGGTATCCAAGGAGCAAGCCGATTGGTGGCATTTATTCCAAGCCCTTACGGGTGACCAGACAGACGGCTACACAGGTCTGGTAGGCTGTGGCCCAAAGACCGCTGAGAAGATACTTGGGCCTGTTGGCTCTAAAGGGCTATGGGACAAGGTTCTCAAGGCTTACGCTAAAGAAGGTGTTCCAGAATCAGAAGCCTTAGTACAAGCTAGGGTTTCTCGTATCTTGAGAAAAGGTGAATACAAAAACAATGAGGTAATACTATGGCAACCTTGAGTGTATACATAAGCGGAGCGATGACGGGGCTACCAGAATGTAACTACCCCGCCTTTCACGCTAAAGCTACTGAATTGCGAGCCAAAGGTTATGTAGTTCGCAACCCAGCAGAAAACTTTGATGGGGATACTACCCTGCCGAGGTGGATGTATCTAAAGGAGGATATTAAGAATCTCTTAAGCTCTGATCGTATTGTATTTCTTCCGGGGTTTGAGAAGAGTGCCGGGGCTTTACTAGAAGCTTTGGTTGCACGGGAATGTAATATCTTGACATTGGGGGAACACGAATGAGTGATGTAGTTGTTAAAGACTCTGGTAAAAGACAGAACTTTGATACTGGTTCTGTTAGGGATACCAACGAGAACAAGGGTCGGTTTGACCTGCTTCCTCCTTACGCTTTGTTTATGTGGGCTAGGCAACTTGAAGAAGGAGCCAAGAAATACGCATCACGCAACTGGGAAAAAGGCCAGCCATTGAGTCGTTACGCTAACTCTGCGTTGCGTCATTTAACTAAACATCTTGCTGGAATGAAGGATGAAAGGCATGACGTGGCTACTCTGTGGAATATTGGAGCGATGATAGAGACAAAACATAGGATTGACAAAGGCTTGCTACCAAAGGAGTTGGATGACTTGCCAAAGGAGGATTATGGCTGGCTATAAAATTATCAGTAAAAGTGAAAAAAATGTTGACGAATTTCCAAAAGTCTCTAAAGCTTTACTAGATGTATTGCAACAAATGGTTCCAGAACGATGTCCAGATTCTAGTGAGTCTGATCGGGATATTTGGATTTATAGTGGTCAGCGTCAACTTGTAAGATTCTTACAAAGTAAATTTGACGAACAACAGGAAATAGGGAGATAAATTTATGTGTATGGGAGGAGGAGGAGGAAGTTATAAAGCACCAGTTAT